AAAATGTCAAGTATGAGAGATGCAATGTCAATCAAACAAATAGAATATAAAAATGCTGAACTAGTGTTGTGTGAATTTATGGCTGTTCAGATTTATGATGAAGAGAATCCTCCTAAATATAAAGACTTTAATTTACAAGATTTTCATGATTTTGTAGCTGATAAAATAGATGCATTTGACCTTTACATTAATTCCAGAGCTAAATGAAAGAAATGACCTTACAAAAAATGCCAGTTAAAAAAATCTTCTCTAGATTGAGAGCAGATTTAACTAAGTGTATTGAATACATTAAAGCATGAGAGCCAGAAATGGTGCAATTATATTTTGGTACTAGATCTCGAAATGAGGTAAAATCTATATTGGATGTAATCTGTAAACCTTTCTCTGAATATCAAATGTATGAGATCAAGAAAGTAATATCAGAATTACATAGTTATTTTATATCTAAAAATGGGAAATGACAGAAGAAATCAAACAAGAGCTAATTGCTAAAATCCATGAGCTAGAATGGAAAAACAACATTAAGAGCTTTGAGATTATCAATTGGATTAATGATCTACTAACGAAGTATCCATGTAAGGAGAAGAAAGTAGAAGAAGCTAAGAAGGAGATAAAGGTAGAACTACCAGAAGAAAAGAAACCTGCTCCTAAAAGAAAAATCAGTTTTATCAAAAAGAAGTAAGTATGTTTGTTAAATTCTATGCTACAGAGAAACAATGAGAAGCTCTTAAGTATTGGAAAGATGACACAACTACAGAAATCTGATTTGGTGGTGCTGCATGATGAAGTAAATCTTGGTTATGATGTTTTGCTATTTGGTCTTCATGTTTTGAGTTACCTTGAAGTAGATGGGTAATCTGAAGAAAGGAGTTAGTTAATCTAAGAAGAACAACATTAGCAACATACTACAAGATAATGGAATACTATAAGATTCCGAGAGATTATCGATGAACTCTTAATTGACAGACTAATACAATTAAATTCTTCAATGATAGTGAGATAATCTTACTTGATTGTGCAGCACAACCATCTGATCCAGAATGGACTAGATTTTGAAGTCTTGAACTTACTGGAGCTTTCATAGATGAAGCTAACGAAGTTGATGCTAAAGGTATCGATATGCTGAAGACTCGTATCTGAAGACAGAATGTTTTTTCTATTAATGGAGAACAAGTAAAGAAAACTCCTAAATTTCTAGAGTGTTTTAATCCAAACAAAGGTCATGTTTATAACGATTACTATAAACCTCGAAAGGATTGAACACTTCCACCTTACAGAAAGTTTGTTAGAGCTACAGCATGAGATAATCCATATCTTCCACCAGAATATATCCAACAGCTAGAGAGAAGTGATGAGATAACTAAGCAAAGACTCCTCTACTGAAACTTTGATTATGATGATACACCATGAAAGCTATTCAGATGGGATGAGATAACAGATTTATTTGATGCTAATATTCCTAAAGATGATACAACATATATTACTTGTGATGTTGCTAGATTATGAAGTGATAATACAGTAATTGTAGTATGGAAATGATTAGAAGTAGTAGATATCAAGAGCTACAATGGAAGAACAACAGACCAAACAGTAGAAGAGATAAGAGAATTAGAGAGATATTATAACTGCAGAAGAAGTAACATAGCAATAGATAGTGATTGAGTATGATGATGAGTAGCAGATAATCTTAGATGATGTGTTAACTTCATGAACAATTGAACTCCAATAGTTCAGAAAGATGAGTTAAGAAATTATGCTAACCTAAAAACACAATGCTATTTCAAACTTAAATATCTCATGGAGAAAAGAGAAATCAGAATTAATACAAGCTGAGAGCTAAAGGATAAAATTCAGATAGAGCTAGACAATATACTAGTGAAAGATCTAGAATGAGAACAGAAAATAAGATTAGAGAGCAAAGAAGATATGAAGAAAAGGTTATGACATTCTCCAGACTATGCTGATGCAATAATGATGAGAATGTATCGGACTTTAGGAAGACCAATATCTCCTACTACTCATACAGAAATTATAACAGTAAGCTTTGATGATATGCTATATTAAAAATAGTTGAATTCTCAAATTTCAGAATATAATGCTGTAAATTTATATTAGATAAAGAGCATGGATAAGTCAGCAATACTTACTCAAATACAAAGAGAATATGCATTAGGATTGAACTATGTAAGACAATCTAGAATTAGATATAGAGATAGGATTATGAAATGGAATCCTCAATCAAAGAATTGATGAAAAATAATCAACATCAATATGGTAGCAAATTACATTGATACACTAATAGCATCATTCTTCACTAACTGAGTTAAATGTAAATTCATCTCAAGACAATGATGGATTGGAGAGGAAGAAGCTCAAAATCTAAACGCAGTAGCAGAATTCGATGAAAGAGAATGAGCAACACAGCAATTGAAATATCAAGTAGAGCAAGATAGTTTATTCTTTGGAGTATGAATATTGAATAAAACTGGATTCGATAAAGACCAGCTAATCAATACTTGGAGAGCTATCAATCCTCTATCATGGATACCAGATCCATTACCATCACAAACATGACAGTTTGATTGAAAGAATTATAGGTTTCATGGATTCTGTATGTTAACTAATATTCATGATATAAAACACTTGTATGATAAAGCAGCTATCGATAGATGGTTTGCTAAACAATACAACCTGGAGAGTGAATTGACTAGAGAAGCTTATAGCAATAAAGCTTGAACTTGACCAATTATAGTAGATGAGATAGAAGATAATTTCGCATTAGATATCTACACACACTATACAATAGTTGATGGTAGAAAATGGAAGTTTGTATGTTCAGCTGATATTAGTGAAATCTTTTATCAAGAGGAATTAAAACCAGTAACAAAGGAAGAGAAGTTAAATCCATTATTAGTTCCTCGACCAATCATGTTGAACTACTATGATCCTGTAAGATGAAATCCATTTGGTACATCAATATGTGATAAGGTAGAAGATAAACAGAATGCCAAATCTATCTTAGCTAACTTAAGTTTAATGAAAGCTAAGAGAGAAGCATTATGAGGAGATTTCTTAGTGAACTCAAGATTAATAAAAAATAAAGAGGAACTCCAAAAGAAAACATTTGACCAAAGATATCTATTCATAGATGAAAATGAGATAGGAACTCAACCTATACAGAATGCAATGTATGAATTACCACAGAGTCAGATTAAAACTGATGTATGGAACATGATGTCTTGGTTAGATAATGAATCAAAGTATGACTCTAAGGTAGATAGCTTACAGCAATGAATAATGCCTGATAAGAGTATGACTAAAGCAGAAGCTCAACAGATACAAGCTAATGCAAATATGCAATTATCAGTAAAGAATACTATTAAACAATGGTTCTATAGAGATTATTACTTCCAATGGTGGAGATGATATCTAGAGAACTTCCCAGAATGAAAAGAAAAATGGATATTACTTAATCCTGATTTTGAATGGACTGGTAAGACTCTTGAAAAAGACCAATTCATCACAAAGCAAATGCCTTATATTCTAGTGTGAGCTACAGAAGATATCAATGCTATCAATGAGCAACAGAAGAATAACTTAATGGCATTGTATCCTATTATAACAAATGATCCAGAGATAAAACCTGTGAATAAAGCAATATTCAAGAGACTATATCTAAGGAGTACATGATTAAAACCAAACACTATCAATTCAATATTTGATTATTCTCCTCAAGAGAGAGCTGCAATGGATTACTTAAATATGGTTAATTTATGAGAAGAACCTAAGAGCTTATTCAAGAGAACAGACTTAGATTTCTATACTGTGTGGTTATATATGCAAAAAGCAGAGAATAGTGATTTAAAAGAGAAAATTCTACAAAAGCTCCAATGACTACTTATAGAGCTATGAGAATGAACTCCACAAATGCCAATGAATAACGAAATGGCTAATAGTGCAGCTAATATAATGATGTCTCAATGACAGCCAAATAAAGAAGAGCTAATCACTAGAGATACTTTAAATACTAACAATATGTAATGGGTAACGAAAAAATGATAAAGATTGAAGATCTGCTTAAGAGTAAATGATGGGAAGAAGTAAAGAAAGCAATAATCCAAAGGCAGAAAGCTCTAGCAAATAAGATTATTTACTGAGACTGTATGGATGTAAAAGATAGCAATCTAACTCAATCAGATCTACTTAGAGCAGAGATGAGATGTTTAGCATGGGTAATTGAGAAGTTGCCAACACAATTAGTAGAAAATCCTAATTATAATCCTGAAGAAGATATTGAAGAAGTAGAATGAGAAGAGCAAAGAGAATTCATAGAGAATCTATTTAAGCAA